GCCGCGTGAAGAAAGGCGGACAGTTCGTCCGCGAGTACGTGAAGACTCGAGCTCGAAACGAAGCTCTCGATCTCGAGGTTTACAACCTCGCCGCGCTTTACACGATCGGAAACTGGAAACTCGACAAACTCGGCGAGACCGCCCAGGAGCTAACAACACCCCACGATGCCAGCAAACCAGAGGCAAAACCCCAGGCAGAGACAAGCGTTCGGCCGGTATTACGACCCCAGGGAGGGGGTACGTCATGGGTGAAAAATTGGTAAATCGTTCATTCTAAAGATCCGCCGTTACCTCAGTCACTCACCGATTATCATAGTAAACACTTCGCACTTAAGTAAGTGAGCACTTCGTTTTTCCCTTCCCTCTGTACTGGCTTAGGTTTACGCTTTGATCAGTAACAAGGCGGGCGATCGAGGCTCTGATCGACCCGAGACAAGGGGAAACATGGACACGAAGCTCTTCTACGAAGCTCTTCGAAAATGGCAGGAGCGGAACCGAACCTTCCAGACTTTCGACCGACTCACACCCTCACAGCAAAGCCAAGTTATGAGCGACGCCGCGGAGCTCAAACGCCTCGAGCGCGCGCCGATCACGATCGACGAAGTCATCACCGAATCGCGAAAGACGGGTTCGCGATGAGGACAAAAGCACAGATCCGCGCATGGTACGAACTCCAGGCCGCACTCGCCGCGAAAGCATCTCGGAGGTCGTCATAATGGCGACTCTCATCGAGTGGAACGGGAAAGAGACAGAGATCCATCCGAAAAACGCGTTTCACGGTTTCACGCGGGAAGAGCTGTCGGAGCTCGTCGGCGGAGGGATCCCGCAGATCGTTTCCCTTCCCGACGGCCGACTGATGGTGACCGACGAAATGGGGAAACTCAAACTCCCGCGGCTTCCCGTGAACCTCAAGGCGACGAAGCTCTATCGGGGCGACGGGACCGGATGGGCAATCGTCGGTAATGTTGTGATCGGCTGTCCAGGGGAGATACTTTGAACAGGCTTAGGTTTACGGAGGAAATCATGAAAATCATCGCTCTTGGATCCGCGGCGGCGATCGCGATCCTCGCTCTTATATTGACGGCGTCCGCCCAGGACTCGCCGGGAATGTACGTCGATCAGTCGGGCTCACTCGTCAAGATGGAACACGTCCCGTTCTCCGGGACGGCGACGAAGGGCGTCGCGAAAAGCGTCTTCGTCCCTGGAGTGGGACCGTCGGTCGTTTGGGACTTCCCAGGCGCCCAGGCGCCGATCCGCGTCTCGGCTCGGCCGCGGTTCGTCTATCAGCTCCGGCCGAATCAGACGATCTCAGAGCGGGACATCGTCCTCGTCCGGATGGATCAGAAGTCCGATCACCGCGAGATCCGGGTCGCGAAGGTCGGGGCGTGGACGTTGAACTCGCGAACGGGATTCGATCAAACGAAGCTCGTCGCGATCACGGTCACGCGCAAAGGCGAGACGCTCGAGATCTCGCCGGCCGCGGACCTGGAAGCGGGCGAGTATTTCACGACGGCCGGATTCAGTCCGATCGGTTTCGACTTCGGGGTGACGCGATGAAAGAGAAAAAACTCCCGCGCGCAGTCTCGCAATATTTCAAGATGATCGGTCGGAAGGGTGGTCTCGCAAAGTCGAAAGCGAAGGCCGCAAGCTCGAGCGAGAACGGCAAACTCGGCGGACGGCCGAGGTCCCGCGCGAAGGCCGCGGTATAATCAAAGCTCCTCGACGTTCGACTCGACTGTAAGATTTCAGGCCCTCGGCTCTCGAGGGCTTTTTCATTACTAGAGTCATTTTTGGCGGGTCTCGCCTAAATCGTTTGATCTAAGCGTGATACCGTCCGAGACATGGCCGTCCCGTTTATCACGGACGAGGTCCCGCGTCGCTTCGCGGCCGGAACGACCGTCAAGTTTCACCGATCATTCGACGATTACCTCGCTTCCGATGGATGGGCGTACACGTTTTATGCGAACGGCGCGAGCACAATTTTCAATGTGGCCGCGACGATCAACGCCGACGGACAATCATTCGACATCGTCATTCCCGCGGCGACGACCGCGTCGATCCCGGCCGGCCGTTACCAGTGTGCGGAGCGGCTCACAAACTCCGGGACTGGCGAAGTCGTCGATCCTCACGACGACATGATCGAGATTTTGATCGAGGCGGCAGTCGCGACGGCCGCGGCCGGCGCGTTTATTTCACACATCGAACGGATGCTCGTCGTCATCGAGGCCGCGCTCGAGGGCCGGCTCGGGGCCGATCTCATGAGTTACCAGATCGGCGGACGCGCTGTCGTGAAGATCCCTCCGAAGGATCTTCTTTGGTTTCGCGGTCATTACCGCTCGAAGCTCTTCCAGCTCCAGAATCCCGGACAGCTCGGATCGACCGTCGCGATCGCGTTCACGAATGAACCCGAGCGGCCGGCTTATCCTCCGACCTGGGTCGACGTCACGGGGCTCGACCGATGGTAAAAAAACCGACGATCGTCGAGCGCGTCCTCGGGGTTTTTGGATTCAAGCGATCGAACGCGACGGTCTATCAGGGAGCGGCGGGAACACGGCTCACGCTCGACTGGATCGCGACAATCCTTTCGGCCGATCAGGAGATCCGCGGGAACCTTCGACTTTTGCGAGCCCGCGGCCGCGAGCTCTCGCGTAATAATCCGATCGCGAAAAATTTCCTCAATCTTCTCCTGGCGAACGTCGTCGGTCACAAAGGGATCGGCTATCTTCCCCAGGTTCGAAACAGTACCGGAACCTGTCCGAAGTGCGAAGGGACCGGAACCGTTCCCCCCGCGATCGCCGGCGCGACGAGCACGAACTCGAAAGCGAACGGAAAGGCCGCGGCCGCGAAGACGCCGGATCCTCCCCCGTGTAAGGCGTGCAACGGAACGGGGAAAGTGAAGGACGTTCTCTCGAAACCGATCAACGACAAAATTTCCGCGGCATTCACGGAATGGTCGAGGAAAAAGAATTGCTCGGTCGACGGGCGTCTCTCGTTTCGAGCGGTCCAGGAGCTCGCACTCAAAAACACCGCGGTCGACGGCGAAGTTTTCATTCGCAAGATCCGCGGGTTCACCGGAAATAAATTCCGCTTTGCGCTCCAGCTCATCGACGCCGATCAATGTGATCATCTCTATTCGGTCCCCCCGTCGAAGGACGGGAACGAGATCCGATGCGGGATCGAGGTCGACAAGTGGGCTCGGCCGGTCGCGTACTGGATCAACCCCGGTCATCCGAGCGACCTCGGCGGCTCGCTCATGCGTGTGCGGATCCCGGCCGAGGAAATCATTCATCTCTATGACGTCCAGCGGATCTCGCAGACTCGCGGCGTGACGTGGTTCCATGCGGTCATGCTCCAGCTCCGCATGCTCGAGGGCTACATCGAGGCCGAGCTCGTCGCCGCGCGAACCGGAGCAGCAAAAATGGGATGGCTCGAGTACACGGACGCCTCGGCATACGAGGAACCGAACCCCGACAAAAGATATGTCCTCGAGGCGAATCCGGGAACGATCGAAACTCTTCCCCCTGGGATGACGTTCAAAGAGTGGAACCCCGATCACCCCGCGAACGCGTTCCCGAATTTCGTCATGACCATGATGAGGCAGGTCGCGACCGGACTCGGCGTCTCGTATAACGCCCTCGCTTCCGATCTCGTCGGCGTGAACTATTCCTCGATGCGCTCCGGACTTTTGATCGAGCGCGATCAGTGGAAGCGCGATCAGTCATGGATGATCGAGAATCTTTGCGAGCCAATTTTCGAAGATTTCCTCGACTTCGCGCTCCTGGCCGGCGCCCTCGTACTCGACTCGCGGGATCCGGAAAAGTTCAAAGCGGGCAAGTGGGAACCGCGCGGCTGGCAATGGGTCGACCCGCTCAAAGATGCACAGGCCGCGGTTCTCTCGATCGGTGCGAATCTTACCTCGCGCGGTCGAGTCCTCGCGGAAGAGGGCGAGGACTGGGAAGAGATCGCCGAGGAGATCAAAGCGGAGATGAATCTCGCCGAAACGATGGGACTCGATCTCACGCTTCCGAGCGCGACGAAACCTCTCGGAGCTCCGACCGATCAGTCGGCCGAAGACGACGGCAAAGGCGGCAGCTCCGCCGGCGCGGGCGGAACAAGCACCGAAGAGGACGACGCGAGTTCGTCGAAAAAACTTTCAGGAGTCTTGCAATGAAACCAGAAGATCTCACACGAACGACCCCCGTCAAAGACGGCGAAGTCCTTCCGATGCAAACCCGAGAGTTTGCGATCGTATCTTTCAAAAAGCTCCCCAAGCGTGCGAAACCGACCGAGGCAGAGCTCGCCGCGACAGCAGCTCTCCGCGAGGCCGGCGGAACAGCCCAGGACGGCGACGATCCGCTCGACGAAGGCGCTCCTGGCCGGCGCCCTCGTGCTCGACTCGCGGGATCCGGAAAAATTCAAAGCGGGGAAATGGCAACCGCGCGGCTGGCAATGGGTCGACCCGCTCAAAGATGCACAGGCCGCGGTTCTCTCGATCGGCGCGAATCTTACTTCACGAGGGCGAGTCTCCGCGGAAGAGGGCGAGGACTGGGAAGAGATCGCCGAAGAGATCAAGGCGGAAATGGATCTCG